ACAATGAAATAAACGATTTCAAGATGCAGTTGATGATGCCTGACTTGAAAGAATTGTTTTTCAAAATCAAGCCAATCATTGATGACAATGTGGGACAAGTCTATGCACAAGAGCAAGCACTTTATTCAGATAAGTATCGCATTGCTGGTCGTGTAGACTTAATTGCTGAATGGAATGGCAAATTGTCAGTCATTGACTATAAGACTTCCACGAAACAAAAAGATGAAGACTACATTCAAAACTACTTTATGCAGTGTACAGCATATGCGCTGATGTTTGCCGAAAGAACTGGTATTTGGATTGATGACATTGTGGTATTGATTGCTACCGAAGAAGGACCTGCACAGGTGTTTGAGCGACAGATACATGATTATCGGCAACCATTGATTGAGTATATTGATAAATATGCTTGACAAGTCGGAGGCACTATGCTATCATTCAAACAACACGTACAACTAGATGAAGGTAATCCACTTCAACAAAAAGTAAATAAACATTTGGCCTCCGGGCATAGTATTGGAGCATTGTCTCCCGAAGGTCCTCACACGAATACTCCGGAGAAGAAAAAAGCAGCCCACACTGAGATGCAGAAAGACCTAGAACATGCCCGTAAATCTGGACATATAGGTGGTTGGTCTGGACCACATAAAGGTGAATATCAATACGGTGGTGAACATGAAGTGAGTCATGAAGGCTCATATGTAGTTCATGCCGCTGAAAAAGGTAAAGAAGGTCATAATAAAATGGTTCATGCTTTAAAAAATGTTGGCAACAAGCATAAACAAGAATCTATTCTGGCTGTTCATCACACCTCACATGAAGGTAGTTGGCACCATCTTGATGCTTCTGCTAAATCAGGTAAAGTTGAAAACCAAGGTAAAGTGCATTACAATGTTAAAGTGAAGCCTGGTGAAGAAAGAGGTAAAGGTAGAACAAGGCTTGGTCCAAATCAAACTTTTACAGCATATAAGTAAAGAGATATTTTATAATGAGTTACTTGAAAGAATTAATTGATGAGATAAAGAAGAGTCACAAAGATTCTTTATTATTTTCGGAATTGTCTAAGTATCGTGCAAGATACATGGACTATTATGATAAAAATGTTTCTGCTCATCCAAAGAGTGGATTTTTTCATTGTATGAGTTGGGATGCCGAAAGACGCAACGAGTTTCATAAAGAATTTGATAAACTAAAATATAAAGTTATTGATGATCCAGTTGAACCTCTTCATGATTATGATTTGCAAGAAACTGGTATGAACAGATTACATGAATTGGAGAGAAAAATAAAAAGGGCATAATGCTATACGCACTCATTGTAACGGTTATCATTTCAGGTTCAGTTACAGAATCACAATGGAAAACTTTTGATACATATGAGGAATGCCATGAAGTGGCATCAACAATCGTGCGTTATAGAGATTACATCGTGGCACGTTGTGTGCTACAAGAAAGAATTGTTGTAACTCCTTCGAAGTGAAGGCATTCTGGACGGCGGTTCAATTCCGCCCACCTCCACCAAAAGCACATAGTTGTCCTAGATGAAAGAAACCTCTGAGGGCTCTAGTGGGGATTGTGTGCTTTTGATGGGGGTGACCTGGTTTCGACAGGGTGAGATAGTGGAGAAGGCAACACAGTAGGCGATGACTGTAAATCAAGCAAATAAATTATCTGCAAACGATAATTACTACGCAATGGCTGCTTAAATAGCCTTGCTGGGGTTTAAGTGGGCTGTACCTTATTACCAAAACAGTCCACATCATATTCAGAGATACATCATGCGTGTTTATATTGGTCCTTATACAAATTGGTTTGGTCCTTACCAATTAGCAGAACTACTTTGCTTTTGGGTAAAAAAAGTACCTGATGAGTACGGATTCAAACGGCATCCAGAATGGGTTCATGATTTCGGCACTTGGCTGGCTGAAGATAAAAACGGCAAATCATCTTGGTTGAATGATTTCTTTAATTGGATTGACAGTCACAAGAAACGCAAAATCAAAGTACGCATTGACAAGTATGATATATGGTCAATGGATCACACACTGGCAAATATTATTTTGCCAATGCTCAAACAACTTCAAGCAACAAAACATGGTTCACCTATGGTTGACATTGAAGATGTGCCAGAAGAACTTCGTATAACTGGCTATGATGATGGCTCATCACAATTCAGATTGAAGTTTGAAGATGATGAGCAATTCCAAAAAGAATCGTGGGATATTACACATCGCCGTTGGGAATGGGTGTTGAATGAAATGATTTTTGCCTTTGAACATCTGCTTGACGATTCATGGGAAGAAGCATATCGTTCAGGTGTGATTGATATGAAGTTTGTTCCTTGTGAAGACAATCCTAATTTATCAACTATGGTAGATGGTCCTAATCACACATACCAATGTGATTATGATGGTATGCAAAAAATTTATGACCGAATGGATAATGGTTTTCGTCTATTTGGTAAATACTATCGTGGACTCTGGGATTGATGATGAAGATTGATAGAAAAATACAAAAAGAAATCGCTTTAGCTGTGTTGAATATTATAGAGCCTAATTTTTCAAATTTATCAAAACAAGAACAAGCATTTCTTTTTAATAATATGAAAAAAGGTGTGCATAAATTTATCGTAAAAGAATATCATCGCAGACAAAAATTAGTTGAAGAAAAAAATGACTAAATAAAAGACTGGCATCACACACACAATTCGCCAGTATAACACACACAGGAGTAAACACATGAGTAATCTTACACCGTTTGAGATTCGTCTTGAACTTCTAAAAATGGCGAAAGAACTTTTGTTAGAAGAGTATCATTCTAGCAAAGATCGCCTAACCAATGAATGGCATGTAAAGGTAGAGTCCGCTAAACTAAATGGACAAGCAATACCTGAACACCCAGCCTTTCCAACTTATCCCACAGAAAACGAAATCATTACTAAGGCACAAGCCTTGAATGGATTCGTATCTAACATTACAGCAGAAAAAACACAAAGCAAAAAAGCTGCCTGATGGGAACAGAGATGCTTCGGCATCTCTCTAACTAACAAGGAGAAATATGCGTTACATCACACTATTAATTTGTAGTATCTTTGCAGCATTCGTTGTATACATTGGTCATGCCGCCGCACAAATAAATGTGCCAGTTCAACCCAAAGTACAACTAGAAGATTTATCACCACAAGCAAGATCAGAAGTAGAATGTCTTGCACAGAACATGTATTTTGAAGCAGGTTTAGAACCACGATTAGGTCAACTTGCTGTAGCATTCGTTACATACAATCGTGTAAACTCTGGAACATTTCCTGACACGTATTGTGGTGTAGTCAAACAAAAAGTCGGCACTGTTTGCCAGTTTTCATGGGTATGTGAAAATCGTCCTAAGGATATGATGCGAAAAGGCCTCTTGACACTAGAGAGTAATTCGTTGTACAATAGTGTTACTGAGTTAGCATTGGCGTTTTATCTTTATACTGAGAAGTTTAAAGATCCAACAAGAGGTGCTTTGTTCTTTCATGCAGACTATGTAAAACCTGGTTGGAATAATATGAAGTACACTGCACAAATAGGCAGACATTTATTCTACAATAAAGCAAAGAAGAGTTCATGAGTATTTTATCAAGTAAAAAGGAGAAGATGATGGAAAAAGGATTGAGTAGTATAACCACAGTATCATTTACTTTGGTTTTACTTTCAATCGTTGCTGCAACATGTCTTTATGGTTTGAATGACCGTAAACTGATGGCAGCAAATATTGAAAACGCTATTGCAAAAGGCATTGACCCATTGGCTGTACGGTGTTCATATGCCAAGAGTGATGATATTGTTTGTATTGCACACGCTGCTAATCGTAAATAAAGGGAGATTATATTATGAGTTTCAATAGTGACGAACATTCATTCATGTTTCGCTTTCATTCCGCTGAAGGTGAAAGAGACTTAGAAATGAATTGCAATGCTTTATATCTTGGTGACATCTTTGATAGATTCCGTGATTTCTTGCAAGGATGTGGTTATCAGATTGATGGTCAGATTGATGTTATACCATTTGAAAAAGAAGAGAGTTCTGTTACTCTTGATGATCAACCAGAATATGATTTCAGCAACATACCACAAAATAACTGGCCATTTAGTGCGACAATGAACGATACAATACCGCCACTGACTACACAGCAACTTCATTCTCTGGTTAAAGAACAACCTTTGTCAGCATCACCGGCAGGTATGGCATCATCATGGTCGGCTGATCTACCAAGCAACACCGGTGAAAACGTGAGGGTTCATTTTAATGCCGACAAAAGATGAGATGTTGAAGTTCTCTATGCAGATAGAGGGTTTGGTGGCCAATACAGATTACACATATCTTGAGGCCATTACCGAACACTGCAAAGAGACAGGTTTGGAGTTAGAGGTTGCTGCTTCACTCATAACTCCAAATCTCAAAGCAAAAATACACGAACAAGCAGAGCGTTTGAATATGTTAAAAGTGAAAGGCAATCGTTTACCGATATGACGGGCTATGAAACATTTTGTTTATACTCTTCTCTCAAACTACACTTCAATTCAGATTCTTACGATTACTTTAAGTACAATGGTAAAGTAAGCACAAGTATTGGTGCGTTTGAGAATCGTAAAGACAAATGGCACTTTTACAAACTCAGCCGGAGATTCACAAATGTTGACATATGCCGTGATTTTGTTGTTGCTAATTTGGTTAGTGACCAGAATGTTTGGGTAGGTCATTTACTCACTAATGAGGCTGATGCTGAGTATCGTAAACGCCAGAAAGTGATTCAATCATTGACCTACACTTTCACAAATGAAATTGAATCATTAATGAATCATAGTAATCCAAATGATTTGTTTATGTCGCATGAAGGTGAGTATCCAGACTTGCTCATCAAATTGTTGCATGAAGAAGTCTCACTTGAAACTATTTGTATACTCAATCAAGTTCTAGGTTTTTTACCATCATGGGATCGTAAGATTGGTGATACCATTCATTACCCCAACATCAGTAAAAGAATAAAGAAATATACACCGTTCATACCATTTGAGCCAACGAAATATAAACTCATACTAAAGAAAGAATATGATGCGAATACAGAAAATTTATCTGGACATGGACGGTGTACTGTCTGATTTCAATCAAAGATACAAAGAAATCTTCAAACAAAAAGCATTAAGCACACGTGAACGTGGTGAAAAGCATGATGATAAATGGAATCAGTTCGTAGAAGGTAAAAACTTTGAAACACTTGATTGGTATCCTGGTGGTAAAGAACTATTGAAATACATCATCTCTCTTGATATACCTGTAGAGATACTTTCTTCTTCTGGTGGCCGTATGCATCATGAAGAGGTAAAGCGACAGAAAAAGGTTTGGTTGAAAAGACATCACATTGACTTTACAGCCAATATCGTACCTGGTCGTCATTTGAAAGCAACTTATGCCAAATCAGATATTATTCTCATTGATGATACCCAAGATGTTATTGATGATTTTAATATGGCAGGCGGCATAGGCATTCTTCACAAAGAAACGGCTAAAACGATAAAAACTGTGCAGTCTGTTCTTGACGACACATATATAAAAGTATATAATGAATCATGTGGACAAGATGCACATACAATTTAATACAACTTTTTATACGAGGTAATTACATGTCTGATTTTTCTAAACTCCGCAATAACCGCAACTCATTCGAGAAACTCACCAAAGCGGTTGAATCAATCAATACAAACACTGAATCTGGTTCAAAAGGTGATGACCGCTTCTGGACACCAGAAGTAGACAAAGCAGGTAACGGCATGGCTGTTGTTCGTTTTCTTCCTGCTCCAGCAGTAGATGGTGATGAAGGACTTCCTTGGGTACGTATCTTTGACCATGGCTTTCAGGGTCCTGGTGGCTGGTACATTGAAAACTCTTTGACAACACTCAATCAAAAAGACCCTGTTTCGGAGCATAACTCTGTTTTGTGGAACTCAGGTATTGAAGCAAACAAAGAGATTGCACGTAAACAAAAACGCCGTTTACATTATATCACTAATGTTTACATTGTTTCTGACCCAAAGAACCCAGAAAACGAAGGACAGATTCGTCTGTACAAGTTTGGTAAGAAAATCTTTGATAAGATTACAGAAGCAATGAATCCAGAGTTTGAAGATGAAAAGGCAATCAATCCTTTTGATTTCTGGGAAGGTGCTAACTTCAAAATCAAGATTCGTCAAGTTGAAGGTTATCGCAACTATGACAAGTCTGAGTTTGATTCTCCTTCAGCATTGCTTGATGGTGATGATGCAAAACTTGAAGCACTCTGGAAAAAGCAACACTCACTCAAAGAGTTTCTTGATCCAAAGAACTTCAAATCTTATGATGTGCTAAAAGCAAAACTTGATAAAGTCTTGGGTCTTGATGGTGCTGCACCAGTATCAAAGACTAAGGCTATTGATGAGAACTTTGTTCCTAAACCATCAGCAGATATTGATGACGAAGAACTTGATTACTTCAAGTCTCTAGCAGAAGATTGATGATTATAACGCCACCTTCGGGTGGCGTTTTTTTTATGCTGCAACAACTTTACGGTCTTGTACCACTGTAGTATTATTCACAACAGCAGTGTTGACAACAGTAGGATTTTTCGGCTTTGATTGTTGACGTTGTTCCATAGCAATTTCATTTGATGATTTGCCTACGTCAGCACCTTGCACAACTTTACCTGTCGCAACATCAACTGCATTTCCTTTTTTGTCCGGCACTTCAGCATCATCAGGTGTTGATGGAGCACCAGCTATAGTAACGTGCCAATCTTCACCTTTGACATTACGAATCAATCCAAATTTTTCTAACCAGCCAGTTGGTTTGTCTCTGCTACCAGCAAGAACATTTAGACCATCGGGTCCTTTGCTGTTAAGGTCAATGCCAAGGCCTTTCATATGAACACTACCTGCACCTTGTCCTAGAGGTGCCATTGGTTGTGCTACTTTACCACTTGGTCTACCATTATTATTTTTTAAGTCTGCATCATATAATTCTTTTTGTTTTTCATTACTACGATAACCAGAAGTGACAAGCAACATCTTGCCAGTTTCTTGCTTAAATGCTGTTGCCATCAATTCAAGACGGCGCTGAAACTCATCGTTAAATCTTGATGTGTCTACATTTGGGTCAGCCTTCTTTGTAAGATTATCTAAACTTCCTGCTGCTTTAGTTACAGGTTGGCCTGATGCTACATCACTTGGTGTTCCATTAATAGGTGTTGCTAAAGTACCAGAAGGTGCGGGCGGCTCTTTTGCAAATACAGATTTATCAGAACGATATCTTGGAGATGCTGGTGGTGGCGGTGCAGGTGGTGTAAGTTTTTCGGTTTTACCTTCGGCTTTTCTTTGCTCATATGCTTTTCTATTCTCAAGAAATTTTTGAAGAGAAAATTTACGTTCTTTGAGTAGATTGATATCCTCATCAAGAACTTTTAATGTTTCAACTGCATTAGCATATGGGTCAGATTCAAGTTGTTTTTTTCTTTCTTCTCTTACACCTTTCGTTTCAATTCCACCTGCTTTGTCGATGTCTCTACCAAAACTACGGAGTTTATCACCGATGAAGGCACCAACACCAGCAAGAAAGTAACCTATTCTATCTGTCAGAGGTTTGATTAAACTGCCGATTGATTCTAAAACTTTTGTGGCATCATCTTTTGTTATTAGACCAAATGAAATGAATTGTAAAAACGACGACATCTGGTCAACAATGACCTCTGCAAAATTATAAGAGGCAAAAAAATCTGTTATTGTATTTGAGAATGCAGTTAGGCCCGCACCTATGATGCCTTCAACACCACCACGTTGTTCTATTACTTTAACTAATAAATCTTTGTTGAATATTCCAGAGATGAGCAGAAGGGCTGCTGCGGTTTGAAGGCCTTCTATAATTGAATCGAAGATTGTTCTTTTCTTTTTCTTTTCTTGTTTTTTAATTTTCTTTTTTGAATCTTCTGATATATCTACTTTTTTTACTTTATATTTGTCTACAAATGGAGATAGTTTGCTTATCAGACTTTCTTTTGCCGGTTTCTCACCAGTTTCATTTTGTAAAAATTTACCAAAGCCTCCAGAAATAAGTTTGAACTCTTTTCCTATTCTTGGGATTAGTAATAAATTTTTGGCAATTATTTTTAAGGATGCAATAGGATCAGTTTTAAAATCAGCATCCTTGTCTACAACTTTTGTCGGCGATTTATCTTCTTCTTTTTTATTTTTTTCTTCTTCTTTCTTTTCTGTTTTTGTTTCTATTAAAGGTGTTTCAGTTTTTGGCGTTTCTTGTGAAGTTGTTTTTTTATCTTCCGCTTTATTAATAATTTTTTCAACTTCATCAGGATGATTTTTGATTAGATTATCAATAGCATCACTTCTTTTTTTTGCAGCTTTTGTTATGGCATCAGATTGTTTTTCGGAAGCATTTTTTATAGCTTCATTGTATAACTCAATTTTTTTGTAAGTGTCATAACCTGGAGTTTTGCTAATTTCTTGATACATTTGTTCCAGTTTATGTTTCGACATACGAGAACCAACTTCTTTTAATATCTGTTTTTCTTTGTCAGATAAATTTTTACCTCCAGATAAACTTTGTTGTTTTAAAATTTGTTCTTCTTTTTTTGATAACAAAGTGCCTTCAGCAAGATTTTTGAATCTTTGCTCTTTTAATATTTTTGCTTTTTTAAGTCTTGTTGT